GCGTCATCAACCACAAGGACTGGGCACCAGGGCGCAAGAACGACACCCTCCTGCCCATCGAATTCTGGCGCAAGAAAGTCAAGCGCCAGCTGCTCGCCAATAAAGCGAAGCGCCTCATTACTGGCGGATAACACCGCCAAACGGAAAGGCAGTCATGTCCCTGCTCGACACCCTGTCCGATCCCCAGTACGTCCCCAAGCGTGGCCCCGCCTGCACCGTCCACCTCACCATGAAAGAAATGGACAAAGCCACGCTAGAAAAGTTCACCGCCGCCATGGCTAACCCCAGCGCGGCCGGCACCCTCATCGCCGAAGCCCTCCAAGAACTCGGCTTCAAGGTCCGCGCCGACGCGATCCAGCGCCACCGACGGAGGGCTTGCCGCTGTGGCATCGCTTGACGAACTCATGACCCTCGAGCCCGACGACCCCAAAGTCCTCACCCTTGACATCGAAACCAGCCCCAACGTCGTCTACGCCTGGGGGCTGTACGACCAGAACATCGGCATCACCCAAGTCATCGAGCCCAGCCGCGTCCTCTGCGTCGCAGCCAAATGGCTTGACGAACCCGACGTCATGTTCTTCTCCGAGTTCCACAACGGCCGCCAGCAGATGCTGGCCGAAATGTGGCAACTAGTTGACGAGGCCGACATTGTCGTCGGCTACAACCACGCCAGCTTCGACATGCCCCACCTCAACCGCGAATGGGTCAGCGCCGACTACGGCCCACCCTCCCCCTACCAAAACATCGACCTCTACCGGGTCACCCGACGCAACTTCAAATTCGCCAGCAACAAGCTCGGCTACGTCACCGACCGCCTCGGCCTCGACACCAAACTAGAAACCGGCGGGCAAGCCCTCTGGAACCGAGTCCTCGCCAACGACCCCGAAGCCTGGGCACTGTTCGCCGACTACAACCGCACCGACGTGCGCATCACCGAAGCCCTCTTCATGCGGATACGCGCCTGGATCAAACTCCCCCACCTCGGCCTGTGGTCCGGCGAGTTGAGCAACTGCTACTCGTGCGACAGCCCCGACCTCATTCCCGCCGGCACCGTGTACGCCAAGGCCTCCGCCTGGCCGAAACTTGTGTGCGAGGACTGCGGGGCCTGGAACAAGATGCTCAAAAACGGTCAGACCCGAGCGGCCTAGGAGACCTGCGTGAAGCCCATCGACCCCACCATCGCCACCGACGCCATCCACGTCGTGAACGGCCCCCGCCAGCGCGACTACGCCCACCCCCGCATCAACTTCCAGCGCATCGCCGACCTCTGGTCCCCGATCTTTGGTATCACCGTGACACCAGAGCAGGTCGCCTTGGCGATGATCCAGGTCAAAGTGGCCCGCGAGATCAACCGCCACACCCGCGACAACCTCGTTGACCTCGTCGGCTACACCCTCACCCTCGACGCCTGCCGGGAGGACTAATGAGCCAGCCAGTAAGCCTCTGGATGAGCCTGCGCTTTGGCCAGCTCGAGGTCAACTTCAGCGCCGACGAAGTCTCCGGCTACGCCCCCGACGTCGCCAACGACATGGCCCTCCACGTCGTCAAAGCCTTCTCAGAGGGCATCGCCGAGCTGCGCTCCCACGGCGTCATCGGCACCATCGACGACGACGACGACACCACGCACGACACCGAGGACGACGACGACGAGTAGCCCCACACGCCAGCGGCCCCCCAACCCTCACAAGGGGAAGGGGGGCCGCTTTCTGGCGTTTCAGACCGCCCAAGCACCTACCGCAGCGTGCAGGTCATCGTCGTTGACGTGCGTGTAAATCTCCGTGGTGGCGATGGAGGCGTGCCCGAGGAGTTGCTGCACCGAGCGGATGTCGTGCGACGCCCGGTAGACGTTGCCCGCGAAATAGTGGCGCAGACTGTGGGCCGACCATTTACCCGGCAACGCCCGAGCAATCCGGCGCCCCATCGCATCGGGCGTGATCGGCCCGCCGTCCACGCTCGGGAACGCATAACCGCCCCGCTCCTGCACCTTGCGCAACGGCTCAACCAGCATCGGGTGAATCGGCACCCGCCGCGTCTTTGAGCCCTTCCCCGTCACCGTCAACATGCGGTCACCAATCTGGTCGGCGTGCAGGTTCGCGATCTCCGCCCGCCTCAGACCCGCATACGCCGCCAGCATGATCGCCAGCCGATCCCGCTCATGCGCCCCCTCAAGAGCCGTGAGAAGGGCATCCTGTGGGGCTTCCTTGATAGCCCTAGGCGGCATCTTGATCGTCCTGGTCTTGGCGGTCGGGTCAGCGTCCAAGCGCCCCGACTCCATGGCCCAGCGGTAATACGACTTCAGACTTGCCCTGGCCGACAGTTTCGTGGCTGGCTTCCAGCCGGGGTTCTCTAGCCACTTGATGACGGTCTCCGGCGTCGCCGTGTCGAGGTCGTGATCCCGACAGAACCGCTTGAGGTGGTGGATGCGTAGGGCGATGGTGCCCTCACTGAGGTTCCCGGCCCGCAGCCAGGAGGCGAACTCGGCGAAAGGGCTCATTTGCCCTCCCCCCCCCCGGTGAACAGGTTGCTGCTTGTGCTTTCCCATGTGTTCCCCCCGGAACGTGAGTGCTGATGGTCATTCACATCTACCGCCTTCGATCTGCGCAGGCGCGTGATTGTGCGGAAATAGATTGTTCGCGAAAAGGAATTACTGGACATTGACACGGCCTCAACACACGTTCGCCCGAAAAATTTTTGTGACGAACCTCACATGCGCCATTTTTCCAGTCTGTTCCTTTTTGCTCCCGCACCTGGACTCGAACCAGGAACCACTCGGTTGACGGTTGTAAGTCCATGTCCGTAATCACGCAGGTGGTCGGTCGACCGCCTAGCCCTATGTTTACACGGGTTTTCCCAATTTAGGGACCCCCGCCACCTTGGGGTTGTCTGTGGGAAATGCGTTACCCCAGCGGAATTCGTTCGTCAAGAACCAAATACCCGGTCATTGACCCTTCAGACGTTGTGACGATCCCTTGACTTTCTGATTTTCGGCTACACCTTTCCCACGCCCTGCGGCCGTCCCCCCGACGCAGAGCGCCCGGCGGGGGTGGCCGAGATCCACTCTCCAGTTGGTCGGTCCCATCGGCCACCTCCGCCCCTAACCAGGGAGGGAGGGGGAACCAATGACCGAAGCCATCGTCATCTCTGCCGGCATCCTGCTGGGCGGCGTGGCCATCGCCTACGGCCTCCAGGTCCGCGCGGAATTCCACGAGCGGGACCGCTGGCGGCGATTCCAAGAGTCCATGCGTGGCGGCGGCCGAAATCAACCCCTCCCCAAAAAGGAGGACTAATGGACCCCGCACTCATCACCGCCCTCATCGCCTCGGGTACCGCCGCCGTGGCCGCCTTCGTCGCCTACTGGGCCGGCGTCGGCCAGGCCGAGAAGAAGCACAAGGCCCGCGAGGCCGCCCTGCTCGACGACCTTGACGACGCCATCCACGTCCTCACCGACATGGCCGTCGCCCACCACCCTGCCGGGCGCCACCTGCGCCTGCTCACCCCCGAAGGAGCCTGACATGACCAGCCTCACCGACCCCACCCCTGAGGACGACGACACCTACCCGCCCGCGTACCGCGAGCTCGTGGAGCCGTCTCAGCCGACCCCGAAGGCGATCCGCGCGTGGGCGTTGGAGAAGGGCTTGCCCGTCGGCACGCGCGGCAAGCTGCCCGTCGACGTCCTGCTTGCCTATCAGGAGGCGTCGCAGTCGTGAGCCAGGCGCGTAAGCACCGCGGCTACCGATCTCAGCGTGTGGTGGCCGAGCGGTTCGCCGACAACGGTTTCCCGCACGCTGAGCCGGTAGGCGCGGGCCGCGCCGGTAGCGACATCGTCGGCCTGGTCGGCATTGACGTGGAGGTCAAGGCCCGCCGCGACCTCAACCTCGTCGGCCTCATGAAGCAACTTGACGCCCGCGCCAAGGACGGAGTCCTCGGCATTGGCGTGGTACGCCCCGACGGCATGGGCGAGACAAGCGTCGGCATGTGGCCCGCAGTCATGTGCCTTGACGACCTCATCGCCCTCCTGCGCGCCGCCGGGTATGGCTCACCCTTGGAGGAAACGTGATCACGCTTTGCACTGTCGTGCTTGCCAGCGCCTTGGCCGTATCGCCCGGCGTTACACCCGCGAAGGCACCGAAGCCGTGCAAGGACCGCGTCGTGGCGTGGATCGACAAGGCGGGCTTCACGGGCATCGAGCGCCGCGTCGCCTGGTCGATTGCCCAAAGAGAGTCCAATGGCAACCCCAACGAGTCGTCCTACCCCGACCTCGGCATCGTCCAACTCAATGCGCCCTCCTGGCAGCACACCAAGTATTGGCCCGCCAACGTCTACGACCCCGTCCAGTCCTTCACCGCCATGCGCCGCATGGTGCGCGACATGAACTGGCAGCCCTGGGGCCTACACGTCAAGCGCGGCCAGGTCACCTACGACTTCTCCGCCTACGGCGGCTGGTCCTCGTGGCATCACCAGAACTGGATCGTCGAGCCCTTTGAGCGTTACTGGGCCCAATTCCCCAAGGCGTGCCGATGAGCTGCGGCGTGTGCCAAGGCAAGGGCTGGAACTACGTCCCCGACGGCGGCGGCTGCGTCGCCCGTGAACCCTGCGATTTCTGTGAGGCATGGAATGACTGCGTTCAACGTGCGCAACATGCTCGACCCGGTCAAGACCTCCCGCGAGGAGGGCAGGCTCCAAGGGCGCAAAGAGATGCGCGACCAGATCCGCGACCGGTTCGCCACCTTCGCGTCGCGCCACCCCGAGCCAGTGGTGAGTGACGAGTTGTGGACCTTTGTGAACTGGATCGAGCGGGAGCCACTGTCATGACCAAACACCAGCCCATGCGCTCCTGCGACCGCTGCGGCAAAGAACGCATCGTCCGCGCCGACCGCCGGAACTACTGCCACGAGTGCCGCGAGCAAGGCCTACGCCCCATCGCCAACTGGATGGAGCACGGTGCCTGCCGAAATGACCACCACTCTCCCGATTGGTGGTGGCCTGAGAACTCCGACTTGGCTAACTCCGCCACCCAACTCGCCCTCAACATTTGCCGCTACTGCCCCGTGCGCGACCTCTGCCTCGACTACGCCATCCAGCACAAGGAAAACCAGGGCATTTGGGGTGGGCTGCTGCCTGCGGCACGCCAGGCCTACGCCAACCAGCGACGCAGGGCCGTCTGATGCCCGCCCTGATCCCGACCCCCGACGACCTCGCCCGCATGACCCCTGCTCAACGCGCCAAGATCCGCCGCTTCATCGCCCAGGTCGCCCTCGAGCTTGACGACGCCGCCCGCGACACCGTCGACCTCAAACACGCCGAACGGCAACGCCGCCAACAGAAATGGGGCGAAGCGATCCGCCAACACGCCCGCAACCTCCAAGCACAACTGCCCCCCGAACCCGCCCACATCACCGCCGCCCGCCGCCAAGCCCTCCTCGACAACACCCGCTAAGGAGCCCGCATGTTCACCCGACCTGCGACCGAGATCCCCCGCGACCGCTGGGGCCGCCCACTCATCACCCCACCCGACGGCGGCAAACCCATCGGCTACACCCGCGTCAGCACCCTCGCCAAAGCCCTCGACGACAAAACCAGCCTTATGGACTGGAAATGTCGCCAGACCGCCATCGGCCTCGCCCGACGCCCCGACCTCGTCACCAAAAGCGCCGCCGTCGGCGACAACCGCTCCGCCCTCAACGAAGTCGTCAAAGAAGCACTCGCCGCCGCAGCATCCGACCGCGCCGCCAACGTCGGCACCGCCCTACACGCCTTCACCGAACGCATCGACGCCGGCGAAACACCCGAAGACCTCGTCCCCCACACCGACCCCCTCTACCTCGACCTCTGCGCCTACAAAGAAGCCACCCGGCACCTCGGCATGGAAGCCGCCGAACTGTTCATCGTCTGCGACGAACTCCAGGCCGCCGGGTCCTTCGACCGCCTGGTCACCGTCCCCGACGTCGGCATGGTCGTCGCCGACCTCAAGACCGGGCAGCACGAACCCGACTATCCCCACGGCGTCGCCCAGCAGATCGCCATCTACGCCCACGGCACCCTCTACGACCCCGAGCAGGGCCGCATCGCACCCCTCGCCGACATCGGTGTGCGCACCGACGTCGGCCTCCTCATCCACCTGCCCGCCGAGCGTGGCATCTGCGACCTGTACCTCATCGACCTTGAGCACGGCTGGCAGCTCGCCCAGGCCTCTGTCGCCGTGCGCGCCGCCTACAAGACCAAGCCCCTCACCAAGTTGGAACCCACCCCTGCGCCTGCACCCGCACGCGCATCCGCCTAGAAGGAGAACGAAATGACCGTGTTCGCTGCACCTGCCGCCGGAGGCGGCTCCGACGTCCGCCCCGCCGACCTCGAGGGACACCTCCTCGTCGTCGAACCCCTGGAGTACGTCGCATCCATCCCCACCTCAATGGGCGACAAAGACGCCGTCCGCGTCACCATCCACGACATCACCGACACCGCCACCTACGAGGACGTCCTCTGGTTCCCCAAGGTCCTCGTCGGCTCGTTGAAGGGCCGCGTCGGGCAGAAGGTCCTCGCCGTACTCGGCAAGGGCACCGCCAAGCCCGGCCAGTCCGCGCCCTGGATCTTGGTCGACGCCACCACCGACAACGACTGCGTCCAGGCCGCCACCACCTACCTCGACGCTATTGCCGGCAACCAGTTCACCGACCCCGAGGTTGAGCAGCTCGCCGCCGACTCCGGCAACCCCGCCCTCGCCGCCGCCCTCGGCAAACTCGGGGCGAGGAAGTAATGAGCGACACCCTGCGCGCAATTCTGCGCGAGATGGTGCGTGAAGAGGCCCGGGCTGCTGTTCGCGAGGAGTTCGCGGCGCTGCTCGACACAGAGCTGCCCCGTCCCAAGGGGCGCATCAAGGCCCGCAACGGCTCACGAGGTTGGACCGAGGCCGACAAGAGATCTCTTGTTTCCGACATTCGCCACGGCATGACTATTCAAGAAGCCGCTGACAAGTACGGGCGCACACCGTCCGCCATCCGCGATCGGCTGTATCACGGCAAGTGGGGCCTTCTCGTGAATGACAATCGCCCCGACAACGTCTTCAGTGCCCCGCATCACCTGCTCTAACCATCGAGCCCCCCACCCTCAACCTGCGCAGGTGAGCAGCCCGTTCGAGCCGGGCGTGGGGACAACATTTACCAACTCTGCGAAAGGCGATTGCGTGTCTACAGACTTAACAGACAAATCTGACGAATTTCGACGTGGCTATCTTTCCTGTGTCGACGACATGCGTGCCTGGTTTCTTAGCGAGCAAAGTAAACAAGACAATGAGCGGGCCAAGCTAGTAGAGGCGCGCCGTCAAGCGGCTTTGCGGGAAAAAAATGCACGCGAAAAGCTCGTCAAGCGTTTCGGCTATCGAGCTGGAGCGACGGACGTCTTACGACTGACTTTGAAGCAGATTGCTGAGCTGAAGCGTGAGCTGAAACTGAACGGTGAATTCACACCAAGCATGAACAAGGTGCTGCGAGCGGTTAGGGAGACCCGTTGACTATGGCCAACCCTGCCAGCCCACTCCTTGACGCGGCACGCGCCTGGCACGACGCCGGCTTCTGCGTCATCCCCTCACATGAGGACGGCAGCAAACGGCCATTCGGGCAATGGAAGAAATACCAGCACAAACGCCCCGACTGGCCCACCCTTGAGCGGTGGCTCCTCACCGGCCGCTTCACCGGAATCGGCCTCATCATGGGCCAAGCCTCCGGCAACACCGAAATGATCGAGCTAGAAGGCCCCGACCTATCCATCAAACTCGGCGCCGTCTTCAACCTTGCCAAACAATGGGACGACACCGACCAGCTCGGCGCCGGGGACCTCCTCTGGCGCGTCTACAACGGCTGCTCAGAAGAATCCGCAGGCGGCGGCCTGCACATTTTCGTCCGCGTCACCGACGGACCCGTCCCCGGCAACACCAAACTCGCCATGGGCGACGACAAAGTCATCGCCGAAACCCGCGGCGAAGGCGGCTTCGTCATCGTCTGGCCCACCCCCGCACGCACCGGCCACCAACCCGACGCCGCCTACATGATGCTCACCGACAGCACACCCGCCGGAGTCGCCCACATCACCACCGAAGAACTCGAGTTCCTGCACCACCTATTCGCCGAAGCCTTCGGCGGCATGCCCGAAACCCCCCAACCAACACAACCCAAAACCACCCCCACAGCACCACAACCCTCAGGCACCCTCTCCCCTTTCGACGACTACCGGCACCGCACTACCTGGCGCGAAATCCTCGAGCCCGCAGGCTGGACCTACTCCCACAAAGACAGCGATCACGACTACTGGGTCCGGCCCGGCAAAGACCTCCGCGACGGGCACTCCGCCTCCACCATTGAAGACGGGCCTCTTTACCTGTTCTCCACCAGCGTCGCCGGCATGCCCACCGGAATTGGGCTATCTAAAGGCCAGGTGTACGCCCACCTCCACCACGACGGCGACCTCTCCGCCGCCACTCGGCAGCTGCGCGCCGACGGCTACGGGGATGACCTGACAATCGACGTGCCCAGCCTCAGCGAATTCATCGCCAACCCACCCCAACCCGATCCAGACGCCGAGCGCGAGCGGACCAGCTGGTGGCCCCGCGACATCGCTGGAGTAATCAACGGCGCCGATACCGAACCAGACCCAACACACCTCACCCGAGGCGACGGGCCCGCCATGTTCTACTCAGGCCGAGTCAACGGCCTCATTGGAGAATCAGAAAGCGGCAAGACATGGGTCGCCCTACACGCCACCCACCAAGAGCTCGCCCGCGGAGGTCCCGTTGTATACCTCGACTTTGAAGACAGCGCAGCAGGCATCGTCAACCGCCTCCGCGTCATCGGAGCCAAAGACGACGCCCTAGCCCGCCTCACTTACATCGCCCCCGACGAAACCCTCAGCAACCAAGCGAAGGCAGACCTAGCCGAGACGCTAGTTGCCGCCCGGCCCAGCCTCGTCATCCTTGACGGATTCAACGCCGCCATGACTCTCATGGGCCTAGACATCAACTCCAACAACGACGCCACCCAATTCGCCCAGCAACTCCTCAAGCCCATCGCCGCCACCGGCACCTGCGTGGTCTACGTCGACCACGTCCCCAAATCCCGCGAGGCTCGAGGGAAAGGCGGAATCGGAGCCCAAGCCAAGCGAGCCATGACCACCGGCTGCGCCCTGTCCGTGACCGTAACTGAGCCTTTCGGGCAAGGGCAGGCCGGTCGCCTACACCTCACCGTGGACAAGGACCGGCCCGGCCGAGTGCGAGCACACTCCTACGCGGCCAAGCACGCCGGGGACGTCATTCTCACCCCTGAGGGCAAGCGCATGAAAATCACCATTCAGCCCAGCGACAGGGGAGCCGACACCAGCGAAGAAGAAGTAAGGGCTCAACGCCAGATCCTTGAATTTGTGCGAACCAACCCAGGCGTCAGCCAAAACAAAATTGAGCAGAACGTCACCGGCAAGGGCGTCACTCTTCGCGGTCGCCTGGACTACCTCGTCCACCTTGGCAAACTTCAAATCACCAACAGCGGCGCAGCGAAGCGCTACCACTTCATTGAAGACCTAGACGTTCTGCCGCCATTTGAGGTCGTTGAGGATGAATAACGAACCTCGTCCCGACCTCGTCCCAACCTCGTCCCCAAGCACATTGGGCCCCCAAAAGGCCAAAACCCGGTTCCCTCACGAATCGACCTCGTCCCCTCGTCCCCTGCCTATGCAGGGACGAGGACGAGGACGAGGCGAAAACCTCGTCCCAACCGCGTCCCGCACCAAACGCTTCACCGCCTCCACCTGCCGCAAATGCGGGGCCATCACCATCACCGGCACCACCTACGGCCTCCGCGTCGACCTAGAGCCCCAGGCCCTGACCGACGAAACCGAATACGCCGCCCTCCTCGCCGGCATCCCCACCTACGACCTCTGGCCGGACCGCACCGCCCGACGCCGCCACCTCGAAGAAATTGCCCACCCCGAGCGCGTACCCCGGCACGCCCACCACACCTGCGGCACCACCTACGGCACCCTCCCCCGCCCCACCCCACCAGCCACCAGCCAAGCCGACCCAACCGGCCCGGCCCCGTTCTAGGAGAACCGTGGACACCAACTGCCAGCTCCCCCACCGCGACCCCAAAAGCGCGGTCGACGGCACCCTCGTCTGCCCCGGCCACACCCGCTGGCTCAGAGAATCCATCGACGACGTCGTCATCACCTACGCCCTCCTGCCTGACTTCTACGAGCCGGGCACCGCCATCGACGACGGCCACCAAGTCAAAGGCAAAAGGGTCGACCCACCCGCCCCCGTCCGCCTCGACGTCGTCGCCCTCCTCGACCGGCGAACCGTCCAGCGATACCCAGGCGACATCGTCCCGGTCCTCGCCATGCTTGAGGCCTGGGCCGAACTGGTCCGGGACGAACGCCAGATCAAGCCATGCCGCCAGACCACCGTCACCAGCGAGGCTGGCCTCCTACTCGCCCACCTCGAATGGATCATTACCCAGCCCTTCGTCAGCGACCTGGCGCAAGAGATCCGCGAAGTCAAGTCGGCCCTGCACTCGGCGATTGGTGACCATGCGCCTCGACCTGTCGGCACCTGCCCAGTTATTCACCCTGAGGTTGGTGAGTGCGGCGGCAAGCTCTACCAGGATCGTTACGGCGGCATGAGTGTCACCTGTCGCAAATGCGGGGAGACTTGGGGCGAGACCGAGCTGCGTCGCCTTGGTCTAATGACGCAGGCCATTTGACAATGGCGTTCGCATCGTTCATTCTGGTGGTGGCGAAGTATGCCATCACCCGGTTAGCCGATCACGGCTGCCGGGTTCTGTCATTCAAGGGAGAGGACATGGCGCAGCAGACCAAGCCCCGCGCCAAGCCCGACCCTGCCCAGCCCATCATCGACGTCGCCGACATTGACGAGGCGCTGACGCACACCAGCCGCGTCGCCAACCGTGACGACAACTGGCACCGATGGGCCGACGCCCTGCTTGACCAGCGCAACCGCATCGCCCGCTCCGGCCCACGCCGCGAGACTCGAGTGATGCAGCCCAACGAGTACCCCGAACGCTAGTGATCCGCCGACCCTGCCTGGACTGTGGATCGTTGACCAGCAACGCCACCCGCTGCGAGCCCTGCCGCCTCACTAAGCAGCGGGCCAGGGAGCGGGGGCCACGCCCCCACTACGCAGGCGACTACCCCAAGCGGGCAAGGCAAGTCAGGCAGGCGCCCGGTCCGTGTTGGATCTGCGGGATAGACACCCTCAAGCCTGGCGACATCTGGACGGCTGACCATCTGCTTCCAGGTGACCCGGCGAGCCCGCTTGCTAAGGCTCACCGGTCGTGCAACTCGTCGAGGGGGGCCCGCCCCCTCCCCCTGGGATAGACCGGGACCGGGTCGAAATGTGCCCGGATGCGAAAAGTATTTACCCGCCCCGTATGCATACAAATAACGCCGCAAAATTCGGCTTTGGATTTGGAGGTTGTGCGGTGGCTACCCGCGGTCGACCTCCGAAGCCTGTTGAGCAGCATCGCCGCACTGGGACGTTCGATGCGTCGCGGCACAAGCGGGGCGCCCTGGTCGCGGTTGAGCCGGTGAGTTTGGCGCCGTATCAGAAGCCGGCCTCGGATCTGTTTGCCGAGATCATGGACGCCGGCTCGGCCTGGTTTGCGCGCACTGACTCGGTGCAACTGGCGATGTTGCGGGAGTCACTCGAGGAGCGGGAGCGTCTGCTCCCGGTGGCGGAGTCGTCGACTGAGGCCCGCAAGCAGCTGCGCGAACTCAACCGTGAGATCGCTGACTGGCTGACTCAACTGGGTTTCAACCCGACCGCTCGAGCCCGCCTCGGGTTGGCCGAGGTGAAGGCCGCTTCGACGCTGGAGAAGTTGCAGGCGAAGCGCACCAAGTAGACGGAGCCTCCTGCGCATGGCACCTCGAAAGATCAAGGGCTGGCCGCCGGCCATCCTGACTCCTGTCCCGGCTGCGGATATCAAGCGCGGCGACGGCCCCCTGGTCACCGAGTTCATCGAGGCGTTGTGCCCCCAGGTGAAGGACTCGGTGGGCGGCCGGGCTGGTGAGCCTTTGCTGCTGCGACCTTGGCAGCGCAAACTCATGGACAACCTGTTTGCCCGTCGGGCCGATGCGAGATATCGGCACCGAGTAGGTGTCGTTGGGTTAGCCCGCAAAAACGGGAAAAGCGCATTGGGCTCCGGCATCGCCCTCTATGGCCTGTTTATGGGTCCGCGAGGCGGCGAGGTTTATTCGTGCGCGGCTGACCGGGACCAGGCGCGCATCGTGTTCGGCGCTGCCAAGCAGATGGTGGAGATGTCCCCGGACTTGGCCGAGCAGGCGAAACTGTATCGGGACGCTATCGAGATCCCGGCGACGGGCTCGGTGTACCGGGTGCTTTCCTCCGAGGCGTTTACCAAGGAAGGCCTGTCGCCGACTCTGGTCGTTTATGACGAGCTGCACGCCGCGCCCAACCGTGAACTTTGGGACGTGATGACGCTGGCCCAGGCCGCGCGCTATGACGCCTTGACTCTGGCTATCACGACCGCCGGCGTGCGCACGGACTCCACCGGCCAAGACTCTGTCTGTTACGGCCTGTACCAGTACGCGCAGCGGGTCGCGGCCGGCGAGGTCGAGGACCCGTCGTTCTTTGGCGCTTGGTGGCAGGCCGACCCGGACTGCGACCACCGCGACCCAAAGAACTGGCAGATCGCCAACCCTGGCTACGGCGACATCCAAGACCCCGAGGACTTTGAGTCCTCGGTCAAGAGAACGCCGGAGGCAGAGTTCCGCACAAAGCGCACCAACGTCTTCGTCTCCTCTCAGCAGGCTTGGTTGCCGCACGGCGCCTGGGACGAGCTGCCAGAGATGGCGCCGGTGGATGACGTCACCCCGGTCGTGCTCGGCTTCGACGGCTCGTTCTCGGGTGACACGACGGCCATCGTCGGCGTGACGATTGAGGAGACCCCGCGCGTCTGGCTGGTCGACATGTGGGAAAAGCAGCCCACCGACCGTGACGACTGGCGGGTGGACATTGGCGGCGTTGAGGCTCGGATCTTGGAGACGTGCGGCCGGCTCAATGTGGTTGAGGTGGCGTGTGACCCGTACCGCTGGCAGCGGTCAATGGAGGCGCTGGCCGAGGCCGGGGTTCCGATTACTGAATACCCAAGCTCGAGCCCAGCTCGCATGGTCCCATCGACGGCCAAGTTTTTTGATGCGGTTGTATCGGGCCAGGTCGCGCACGATCATGCTCCCGCTCTTGCCCGCCACCTGGACAACTGCGTCATCAAGACCGACCAAAAAGGGCCCCGAGTCGTGAAAGAGCACCGGGGCTCTCCAAGAAAGATTGACGCCGCAGTAGCGGCCATCATCGCTTTTGACCGGGCTACCCATCGCCGCGAGGCGGAGCCCGAAGCACCTGTCGCCAGTTTCTTCTCAGTCTAGGAGCCGTATGCGCATCGCACTCGCTTTGCAGATCGCTGGCTGCGCTGCGCTCATTGTCGGGTGCGCCCTTGTGGCGCCTTGGCTCGGTTTCGTTGTCGCTGGGGTCTGCGGCCTGGCTTTCGGTGTCGCGCTTGAGAGAGGCCTCTGATGCTCGGGAACTTGTTCGGCGGTCAGCCGATGGAGGAGCGGAACCTCTCCTACCAGCAGGTGTGGGGCTCCGGCATCGACGTGTCGGGCTTCGCCACCTGGGCCGGCACGGTCGTCAACCAGAAGAACGCCCTCGAGATTGGTGCGGCCTACGCTTGCGTGCGCCTGCTCTCAGACACCATCTCGACTCTGCCGGTCGACACGTTCATTCGCCGCGACGGCAACCGGCTCCCCTACCGGCCGCGGCCAGCCTGGGTGTACGAGCCCGAGGGCCCTGGCTCTAGCCGCATTGAGTATTACAAGCAGATCGTCGTCTCCATGCTGCTGTCGCACGGGGCCGTGGTGCAGATCCTTCGCAACGGCAACGGCGAGATCGTCGCGCTTCAGCCGCTTGACCCGACCCGCGTGGACATTCGCCGGAACCCGGCGACCCGTTTGCGCGAGTTCGTGATTGACGGGGGCCAGGCCGTGCTGCCCGGTGAGGACGTGCTCTACATCCCTGAGATGCGCCGCCCCGGTTCGCTCAAGGGTGTTAGCCGCGTAGACGAGCTGAAGCAGACCCTCGGCCTAGCAAAGGCGCTCGATGAGTTCGCCTCGCGGTACTTCTCCAACGGTGCCAACACCTCGGGAATGATTGAGTTTCCCGGCAACTTGACGCAGGAGCAGGCCAAGGATCTGGTTGACGCCTTTGAGGCTGGGCACAAGGGCTTGAAGAAGGCTCACCGGCCGGGTGTGTTGTCGGGTGGCGCGAAGTTTGTGAAGACGGGGTCGGATGGCGAGCAGGCTCAGATGCTTGAGAGCCGCCAGTTCGCGGTAGAAGAGGTTGCTAGGGTCTTTCGTTGCCCTCCCAGCATGATCGGGTTGAACACTCCCGGCGCCATGTCTTACGCCTCGGTGGAGCACAACGCCATCCAGTTCACCCGCTACTCACTGACCCCGCTCATCGCCGCCATTGAGGAGGCCCACAACCGCCTCCTCCCCGGCGACGTGTTCCTGCGCGTCAACATGGACGGCCTTCTGCGGGGTGACTCGGCGACGCAGGCTTCCGTGTTTTCTACGGCGTTGCAGGCTGGCTACATGAGCGTCAACGAGGCGCGCGGTCTCATGGATCTTCGCCCGGTTGACGGGGGCGACGCGCCGCGCGTCCCGCTCGCCAACATCGCCGTCGCTTCGGCGGGGATCGTTGAGGAGCGCGAGCGCGTCGAGATGGCCGCGAAACTTGTCCAGTCTGGCTACGAGCCCGCAGCTGTGCTGTCCGCGCTTGGCCTGCCAGCAATGCCGCACACGGGCCTGGCGTCAAACCAGTTGCAGCCGGCCGAGAACGCCCAGGTCTGACGTGCCCGAGGTCCCCGGCTACATGGCGTCCGCAGCCCGCAAGGGGCTGGCCTTCCGAGCCGACGGCTATGGCGGGGACGGCCTGGCGGAT